CTTGGCAAGTAAAAATACCCAGAAGGCTCCGCCCCAGAAGGGGGCGGAGGACCGCTATGTATAGTATTAATATATCAAGTGCAAGATCGCATACAACTCATTTCTGAGTATTACGTATAAACGATCCTACAATTCTTGATGTTTCATACAACATAGTTCAAACATAACAAAATGTTATGAATTGAACCTTCTGGGGCAAAAACCTTGCAAAGGAAAAATTTACAAACTAGGATTAACTGTAGCATCTAGCTACGGGGGAGGGCATTAGCCGTGACGACCCCCTATTACACGAATAGTTAAAACTAATTGTTCTTAGGAACACATGGTCTTCTTCATCATGTGTTCGAACAGTACTCTAAAACTAAACTGTTTGCCCTTTCTTAATTCGTCTCAATACGTAGTGATGATAAGCCAATCGGCATATCAAACACTTTAACGTGTGAGCACAAGTTACCTAAATCCTTAAAAGTCACATTCTCTATAGTCAAAACACTATTTGGTTTATAAAGTTTGCCACTTAAAGGATTGGTAGCTCCTACAGGCTGAAAACATGGATTAGGACTCGCATCACTATTGTCTAATATTGGAACTTTTGGGGCATCCGCAGGTGTTTTCGGCACCCATGTCATTTTAAACATGGAAACGTCCATCACAGGCGGAACTCCCAAAAACATATGAAAAGACATATCATCACCAGCTGCTACGGCTAAATGCACGTTAATTACACTCTCTTGAGAGTTAAAACCAATTGCAGCCGTAACCTGGGGTTGTGTAAACAACTTACCAGCCGTTTCTTGTGGATACGGAACAGTTATGATAGTTGGTGAATAATAAGGAATTTGAAATTCTGCAAATTTCTTAGAGTCTGACTGTTCATATTGATTAGGTGTTATAAAATTATCGGTGGGATTACCTATAGCGTAATAACCCACCCATGGTCTATATCCTAATTGACACCCTGTAAGCTTTACGCTTTGGGGAGAATACACCTTTAACCGAAGTGAACCTCGGAAAAAGGCATACATCCCCGCCACGTAGCTCAAGGGTGAAGGTTGGAATTCTAACTTAAAGAAATACTTAGGTGAATAACCATCCTTAGCTATCCCCGACCACGACTGTAAAGCCGGTGGTCGGACATAGCTCACTGCATCCCGAAAGATACAGTTATCAGGATCCAATCCTTGAATAATCTCTACGAAAGCAAACCTACGTGTAATGGCTTGGAAGTCCTCAAAAACTTCACCAGCACATTGCATTTCGGGTGACTCTCGTTCGATATCAGACTGGATACCTGAAATTGAAGATGGTATCTTACCCATCACAGCGGTTGATCTCGTCTCAAAAGTACCCGGAAATGCATAAACATTTCCTGACTGTTGTTTCGGAACCACTCGCTGAGATTCAGTAAGTCGTGATTCAAAGCGTATGGGGAACCATGGCGACTTTACAGGAGCTTGCAACCTATAATCACTTCCCGCTCTCAATTCCACTAAACATTCAATGTTATTGGGAGCGATAGATGACGAAGTTACAAGTTTAGTCAAAGCTCTTACGACTATCTTACCTGTTGAAAAGGAATTAAAATCATCTTGATCAAAAATTCCCTTATCATGATTAAAAATCTTCCATGGTGTAGGTGATATATATGGAATAGCTACTGAAATTTCACTATTGTCTCTTAAATCTACTACTAACCTATACACATAATCCATTCTCTTAGAATCTACATTCTCAACAAAAGGATGAAAAGAAATTTCGACTCTTCCAGAATGGAAATGCGTTTTTACAAATCTAAATGTATAAACTAATGAACCAGTCCAATATGCAAAGACAGAGGAGATATAATTAAGAATTGTTGGAATCTTAACACTCTGAGGAGGTGGAACCTCATAATCAGAGCTTATTACTGGTGAAACTACTACGTCTACAGGCGCTAACGCACCTGGTTTAACATAGGCTTCCCAGAGTTTGTCTCCATAATTATTTGCTTTTCCAAAGCAAAACTGTCCAACATATTGTGGAATGGTTTTTAAAAATTCTAAACTAGTTTCGGAGAGGGTAGTTCCACCCAATCCTGGATAAGCATCAATTGCATTCATAGACATCAATGATAAAACATGAGAATGATCATTTCCGTCTATGTTTCCAAAATATTGCGTAGGTCGAAGAACCACTGTGTTTCCACTATGGTTCAAAACTGGTTTTGAAAATCCAAACAAGCCTCCTAAAAGGCCTGTTATCGGTGAAAGAATTGAACCGGCAGCTGATGCCAATCCACCAAATATATCAGTCACAGGTTTTACAAATGGTATGGTTTCCCCTACCTTTGACCAACCTGTGGCAGCACCACCTGAAATGGCGCCTATATTTATACCGGTGGACTCAGCCGCACGAGTCTCTTTCACCTCCGCTGGAGTTATTTCTTTAGGAGCTCCCTTCTTTACTCTGCCAGATTGTTGTTTGGCAGGTGCTATAACTCCAGACGTTGGAGCTCCTAGCTCGATATCCTCAAAATGGGCACAGAGTAAACATTCTAGTTCATTAACCTCCACTTGATTAAGTGGAGAATAAACCATTACGTAAACTCTAGCCCAAGGATATCGCCCATTTATTAAATCAAAAGAATTAAACGGTGATATGAACGGAATACGAAGTTCCACCTCAGTCTGTTGAGCTATATCAAGTTGTACACAATGTAATGCTTGCGCATTTGTAACACAACCCGATAACCAACTCTCTCTAGGTGTTGTTAGAGTAGGCATTGGAACTGCATAAAGTAAAAGTCTGCCACATTGAAATGGCATAGCATTTACCTGTAATTTATACACTGCAGTTGCTCGAAATGAAGTAAAACCATCCAATTTCGCTCGATACATGGTCGTCAACAATGAATCAGGTACTGTTGTTCGAGAGAGAATATTATTCCTTTCTCCAGTATAGTTAAACTGATCAACTATTTGGGGACGTCGTAAATATGATATTACATCATGATTTCGTGCGTCCGTAAATTGATCATTAACCTTGGAAGAAACTGTAGTTTCTCCCGGAGTTGGTTCAACTATACCAGCATC